TAAACTAATATCCTCACAAGAGAACCGCACCCCAAAGGCGCTGGCCGAATCCGAAGCAGCACTGCCCCAATACGAGCAACGAGAACCAGCGCGAGCACCATCGGCCCAGTTACCGCCAAGGAGGACAGCATTAGGTGCATTGTATTCTGAACCTCTACCTTCTGTGTTAGCGTTCCACCCACCAGTAGCAAAAGCACCACCTCTGTCATCGCCCCAAATCCACATTACTCCTGTAGATTGCATTACACCCCACTTGGAAGTGTAAGCTGCATTAAGAATGGTAGATCCTTGATCTGTGCCAATTGAACTCGCTTCAGTAGTTCCATAGCACGCAGCCATATTTTCACGCTGAGTAGACAATCGTTTGCCATAAGCACTAGCTAATTCACATGCTTCAAACCATGTAAAAGATCCATAAGTGGTAGATCCATTGCCACCAAACTTTGTAGGCACTTTAGGAGGACTAGAACCATCTGCAATAGTGACATTATATTTAGATGTTCCGTTAGCATCACAATCTGTATTAGCTAAGTAAATATCATCCCAAAATCCATCGGCTACTAATGTCATTCCTCTAGGGTCATTACAAGCTGGTCTCCACTTCAAATCCCAAAATGAGTATTCGTTAATTTGAGGGGTAGTATTACCACCTGACTGAGCCGTTGCATTACCACCTGGAGCATAGTGGAAACCGCCAATCTTACGAGCATTAGCAGTAGGAGGGCTTGTATGATTCGATGTAGCCTCTAAAGTGCCATCTGTTTTAGCCCAAATTGCATAATCTGTACCAGCAACTAAAGTAGGCATGGCGATAGAAGCACCACTTGCAATAGTCTTAATTGCACCATCTACCTCTATGTAAATGATGCTAGAAGTTGTTGCAGTACCAGCACCAGTTTTTGTCCATGCAGAAATAGTAGAGTCTGACTTTCTAAATAAACCTTTATTTGCATCTAATCCAATTAAGCCATCTCCTGATTGTAATTCTTGAATTGTATTTCCATTTAAAACTAATGGGTATCTATTAGTCATTTTAAATATTCCTATGAAGTTACTACATTAATAGTTGATCCAGCTCTATTTAAAACTGGTAAAAAAGCATTTGCTAAAGCAATATTTATTGTTGCCGATGATCTATTTAAAATAGTCAGTAATGTTTGAATTGGTAATGAATTCCATGCCGTTCCATTTCCCTTTATTACATTTCCATTTGTAGGAGATAAGTTCGCAATTGTTGTTATATCCGCATCATAGGCTTGTATATCTACCCCAATAGCAAGACCTAATGAAGTTCTTAATGTTGCACCTGATTCAACTACAAAGTTAGCTCCATTACCAATAATTACACCATTATCAGTAGGAGTTAATCCTGCTACATCTGCTAATTGAGCATCATAGGCTTGCACATCAGTACCAATCGCTAATCCAAGAAATGATCTTGCTGAACTGCCTCCTGCTCCTAGTGTAGTTAAATCAGCATCGTAAGCCTGAACTGTAGCTCCGATGTCGGTCGAGACCAGGAGCGTTTTGCTTGTCGGGATGATGGTGCCATCGATGGTGGTGATGCCGGTGGCCGGATCAACGTATATGCTTTGCGTCCAGGTGTTGATGTCTTCGACTGTAGCCGCTGTAAGGCGGAGCTCAATCAGTGTTCCAGCGGAAAAGGATAATGCTGTTGTGCCCTCTTGTCCGCGGGTGGCCGTAAGCGTGTCTCCTGATCGGGCTGTGACGTTTACAATTTCGTAGCTGCCGTCAGCCTTCGAGAGAGTAGCTGGGAAATAGTCACCGGCGCCGAGCGTTGGAAACTTCGCGCCCTCACCCGATGCTACAGAAATAGAGGTGGCGCCCGCTGTGATTGCTGACGCCAGCCGTGAAATTGCATTGTTTGAGAGTTTCAGCGCCACGGTATCGGCCTTTCGTGTGTGTTCTTATTGACCGATCAGCTTTTCCTGAGCCGCTGAAAGCAGGACGGATTGGCTGGCGTGATTTGCTACGACCATCTCGTTGCGGAAACTCTCAACGGCTGCGGCCGTACCCTTCTGCTGCTGGCTGTTCTCGATTATCAGGACTGGAAGCCACGCCATTGCGCAGCCGTGCTCGTCGGCCTGCTCGCCCGTGTTGGGGTTCGTACCAGCAAGGCGGATAAACCACGCGCAGCGATGAACGGCGCCGTCTTTGGCTTCTTCGCATTTAGCGCCTAGCGGGCATGTCAGAACAGTGTTGAGTTGCATAGTTTTTAGTCTCTCGAGCAAAGGATGAGGTCGATGTAGCGAGGAGTCCAGTTCGTTGCGCTAGAGCCATTGTCGGTCGTGCCGGAGTGGGTATGGGCAGCGTTTTGAGTGCTGGTTGTCCCGCTGTATGTATGGGTATGGTCTCCCGAGGCATATCCGATCGATACCGATACGCCTGTGGTTGAGATTGCTGTTGTGGCTGCCGTGGTTTTCCCGTCTCCCGTAAAGCCACCGCTTGCTCCCGAGCCGCCTTGCTGAACAAAGGAACCTTGCTGAGGACTATGTGCGTGCCCTGGATCACTGACAGTTGCAGTATGGGTATGGGTTGCGCTTTGTCCGCTAGAGGTGCCGCTGAAGGTGTGAGCGTGCTCTCCACCACCGGAGCCGGTCGTAAATCCGTGTGTGTGGATTGGTACGACGTTGTTGAGGATTGGGTTGTGGGAACCGCCTGTGCCGGCGCCGGCTGTCTTGACAACGCGCATCATGCGGTTGTCGGCGCTGTCATCGGTGATTTGGGTCCAGCCGAGTGGGGCTGCTTCCATTGGGAAGAGCAGTCTGTCGCCCTTCTGGAATAACTGCTTTGCGAATGTGTCTGAGGTTAAACGGAGCTCTACTCTGTCGTTTGCGTTGAAGGTCTGTGCTACGGTGCCTTCTTGTGATCGTACTACGGTGAGTGTGTCGGTTGATCGGGAGGTGACTTTGATGATCTCGTGTGATCCGTCTGATTTAATCAAGGTTGCTGGGAAATAATCACCTGATGAGAGGATCGGGAATAGCACTCCTGAACCAGGCGTCAGCAAGATTGACGTGTCTGATGATGAGATACTTGAAGCCAGTCGTGAAACGGCATCGTTTTTTAATTTGAGACCCATATCAGCAGTCCTTTACGCGTATTTTAAAACATTCTTTTTTGATGCGGCCGCCACTGGTTGAAACCGTGACGTCCACTTCGTATGTCGCTCCATCAATGCCGCCTGAGACCCATACTTTGACGTCGGGATTGCTCACCTGCACGGTGTCCACCACGAGCTCACCGGTTGGGGAAACGGTTGTGGTCACGGTCGTGATCGTGTCGTCGTCGGTGAGCCAATCCTCATAGGACAGGTCGTAATCCAGCACGTCGGCTGGGCGCTTTTGTTTGATGCCGAGCATCATGCTCTCCTATTCTCATGGGGCACGCGCAGGGGGCGCTCTGGCCGGGTCCGCAATGCGGTTTCAGCTTGAACGGTGAATTGCCTTGGCTCGGACTCGACCAATAGCGAGCGGTCGCGCTTCTTCGCCAAGAATCCATTGTGCGGTGGGTTTACTGGAATGCCGTATTTGGCGGTTATAACGAGCTTTGCCTCGCCAGGAATGAAAGGCGAAACCAGTCCAATAACTCGGGCCGTCAGAACTAGATCGGCTGCGGACTCACCATGCTTGATCGCATAGGCGTAAGCATCGCCCGTCATTACCAGGTCGGCTAGGCCAGCGGCCATGGCTCGCTTATAGGCGTATCCGTCGGCGGTCAGTGCGAAGTCGGCTTGCGAGAGGCCGTACTTGCGAGCGTAGGCTGATCCGTCGGCTGCCATCTCAAAGACAGAGGCGCCAAGGCCAAAGGTGCGCTTGTAGGCGATACCAGTAGCCTCGAGGGCAAAATCAGCAATCGATTCGTTGCGGGGCGCGACAACACCGGAGCCGATGAGCGATAGGCTCATATCGGCTCGGCCGGACATGTAAGGGATGATTTCTCCATCGCCGATTGCCGTTAAAACGGTATCGGCTTGGGAGGTGCCATACTTCAGCGCGTAGGCTGTAGCAGTTGCGGTCAGGCTTGCGTCGGCCTGCCCTGCCCCTTGGGTGATGCGGTGCCCGTCGCCCTCTGCCGATAGGACGAGAGATTGCACACCTTCTGCAAGGTGCGTCTCCCAGCCATTGATCGGAGTGACGTTAAGGGCGTAGCGCATGGGTTTAGGCCATGGTGACGGTCAAAGAGCCAATGTCGAATACGAACACGTCGCCAGGCTGCAAGGTGCGGGATGTCTGCAAGGCTGCATGAGCCAGCATGTTTCCGCCTGTAGATGCGTCGTAGATCGCCCAGTGAGTCACGGTGACGTTGGAGGCGCCATTCATGCCTGGATAGGTGATCTGCTTTTCATTGGTAGTCACGCCATCGGTAGGCGCTGCCCAGCCGCTTGCGATTGCCCCACCTACGGCCGCATCTTTGCGGACATAAGCCGGCCAGGCGCCGGTAGAGACTTCGCTGCCGCCTGATTCACCTGGATCGGCAGTATGCAAGCTGACATAGACGCCGGCGGGAATGGGAAATGTCACGCCGCGCAGGACAGCATTGATGACATTCTCTTCAGTGTAATTCGACGCTGCGGTCATGGTATCTCCTTAAATAAACGATGCTTTGGTGCGCACGGGTGCGCGTTGTTGCCCTGTAATGCCTAATGTGCTTTTGCCGTCGAGCTTGCTTTGGAAGGCTTGGCCAAAAGCCGCGCCCATCTCGGGGTTTGTAAATGACTGGTTCGGGATCATGAGGATGCGACCGAGCGCTCCCCATGCGATTGTCTCGCGGTGCTGATCGGCAAGGAAATCTGGAAGTTCGTCGGCGTCCTGAGCGGGCTTCAAGAACAGCGCCAGCTTCACGGTGCCGGTGCCGAACGGCACGATGGTGATGGTGTTTTGCTCGAGTTGCGTCACATAGGCGGGTAAGCCGGTGGGCTTGGCGGCACCCGAGCGCCACTGCGGGAGAAGCGTGTCGAGTTGGTTAGGCGTCTTGCGATCGAGCTTGATACCATTGAACCAAACCTCGTCGATCTCATGGATGACGGCATTGACCGGAGCCAAGAGACCTTCGTAATCGTCGGCCGCAACGGTGAACTCATCCTCAAAGCGCCATGCACGAGTGCGCTCGCAAAACTCTATCGCCGCTTGGCGAATGGCGAAGTAAGCGGTCGGGTCGGCAACGCCTGGGGCGTACATCCGGATATTGGGCAAGAACTCGTCTAGGGATTTCATACGCTATTGCCCGGTTGGTTTGGAGAGGCCGCGACTTGCGTCTGGCTCTTAATGCCGAGCGCTGATTCAAAGGCCTGGTAAAAAGAAACTGCCAAAGCTGGGCTTGCGTATTCGCTGTCCTTGGTGTTGCAGCGATAGCAAACGTAATTGGTCACGGCCTCGAGATACTCGGCGCCGATGTCCAGGCTATCGCCTTCTGAATCGATGGTCGCAGGGAGTGCCGCTTCGAGCACTTCTACCTTCACGCCGTCAACGACAGGGGGATAGACATAGAAAATCTGGGGAGTGCGGTCATCATAGGTGTACTGCTTGACGGCCGCCTTTGGCTTGCTGGTGTGCCAATTGGGATCACTGTCATCGAGGAGCTGACGATCTGAGCGGCGAATAACGCCACCGGGTGTCGTGCCATTAGCAGCAAAGTTGCGCGTCACATCGAGGAGCATAGCGCCCTCAATGGTTTGCAATGTGCCTGCCTCGAGGGCAATCACAGAGCGGCGAGCGAGCGCTGCGGGTCGGCGGGTCATGATGGCACCGGCCGACTCGTTCATCCACGCAATGATCTCAGTGAGTGACCAACGGATATGATCCGGATCAATCAAGAGATACGCCACGCGGGCGGCAACGTCGCTCACTGCAATCATGGCTTACTCGGCTTCGAGTTTAGCGATGATCGACTCAACCTTCATGGAGTGGTGCGGCGCTTTGCCGAACTTGTCCTTGTAGGCGGCTTTGAGTTCAGCGATTTCTTCTTCGCTGTATGCTGTGACAGGGTTCTCGTCGCCTTCGCCTTCGTCGCCTTCATCGGCATCTTTCACGGACGCGGCTTTGACCTTGCCATGAATGCCATAGGCTTCTGGAATGGCCAGGAAGCGCTCAGCGTGCTCAGTATTGGCTACTTCTGCGACGTGGGCGCCATTAGCGTCCGGCAGAAACTCATAAGTGGTGCCGCCAATTTCAATGGAAGAACCACCTTCACGCTTTAGTTTGCATTCGATCTTCATGCTTTCTCCTTACGATATGAGATAAAAGGGAAAGAGGAGCCCGTAGGCCCCTCCACCACGATTAGAACTGGACGTTGTGATCGCTTGGAGCCATCAAGACGCGCACACGAATGCGTCCTGCGGCTGCCGTTGCTGCGTCAGTTACAACCTTCACGCCGATAGAGCGGTCTGCTTCAGTCGCCTTGATCTTGAAGGCTGTTGCAGCGCTTGCGCGTGTTGCTGTGCCGCCTTGTGCAGCGGTACTAGCGCTGAACAATTCCGCACCGCATGTACGCGCTGTCTCTGTATCGCCAGGCGTGCCAGACATAATGCCAACGTCCAGGGTTAAAGCTGGGCTTGCATTGGTGTCTAGATCACCAGGGATCAAGATTGCGTCCACAACAGTGTGGTAAGCAGGGAGAATACCCAAATCGAAAATGTTATCAGCTTCGATCTGAGCCGCTGTTACGTCGATGAAGTAGTCATTAACTACTACGTCGCCGGCACAATCGCCGGTTACGGTTCCTAGCTGACCGCTAGAAAACTTGGATTCAATGATAGTCATTGTATAAGCTCCTGAAGATTTTTGATGGACCTACCGGCTTTCACCGGCAGGATTTCACCTATTAGGCTGCGTTAGGGTCTTTGGAGGCTGTGTCGATGGAGATCACACCGAAGTCCTTGCCGTTAAAGCGAGTCTTCTTGATTCCACCGATAAAGCCAGACGCCACTGTAGGCTCGTTACCGAAGTCCTTAGTGACTTCTTCCCAAGAATAGCGAAGACCACCGGACGTACCGTAAGCAACCACAGCAGCTTGACGACCCATCAACAAAGCACGAGCTGCATTGATATTGCCGCCTGCGCCGTAGTCGTTGAAGCGAACTACAGAGCGATGCTTGTGCAATACCGCGCCGCCAATCATACCGAGACCGCCCTTAAACAACGGGTTGTCGCGACCTTCTGCAGCAGCAGCGGCCTTCTGGATGTCCAACCAGCCGCTTGTGTCGCTCACGCGCAGGTCATAAGCCTGGTCAGGAGACATCAAACAAACGTACTGATCTTCGCTACCGTTAGACACGGCAACCATGTTGGCTGTCTCTGGATTGCGAGCCTGCATCATCTCGGCTTTATTCAGCGCCTTCTCGATGCCAGCACGTGTCATCTTGTCAGCTGCAGCCAAAGAAGCCTTGGATGTAGCAGCACCACCAAACAGGAGGTGATCCGCATCTGGAGCCTGGAGAGCATTACCGCCGAAACCAGTGTAGCTGGTGTCTTCGATGAAGTCCTCGTTGATACCGCGGGCGCCAGAGAGGTAGATGAAGAACAACTCATCAACCAAACGTGCGAAATAATCGCCCAAACGGCCCTTAGCAACCTGACGCATATCATGCGAGGTACGCTTGCGGGACATCTTGCCGCCAGCGGAAGCCGCGTGACGAACCTGGTCAATCATTACCTGGTCGGTATAGAACTTGAGGCTTTCTTCTTTGCCTTCCAGCTTTGCATCGCCATAAGTCGGCTTATTGCGCATCTGGACGCATAGATCGAAGCTGATAGTGTCGCCAGCATCAGATTCAAGCTCAGTCTTGCGTTGAATAATGTTATTGTCGCCCGTTCCAATGAAACGGTTTTCGAAATAACTCTTTTTGCGAGTGTCAACGGCTAGATTAGCCGACCACTTTTTTTGTGCCTTCGGATCGCCGAATGCTATTACTGTAGTTCCCATTTTGGAGTGTCCTCATAAAAGGGTGATTGTGAAATAACCCGTTCATCACACTCCTGCGCTTTGAACTTGGTTCGATTATAGAACCAGTGGTAGCGCAAACGCAACAAATGTTTAAAAAATGGCTGTTTTACTACAGTATTTTAGGGCTTGCCTGTAATGCCGACGGATGCGGCTATCGTTGCTGTGTTCTGACTTTGAATACGGCTAACCGGCACACTCTTGTCGGCCTGGATGGCGAGGCGGGCAATTTTGCCTGATTTCTCTTCGAGCGTAACGACGGCGTAATTGCCAATCGAAATGCTCTCCCCTGGTCGAATTTCAAGTTTGAGCACGGTTAGCCGCCCTTTAGTCATGGTTTAAGATCGTCCTGCGCCAACTATTGTACGGCTATGCAAACGCTCTTTGAGCTCATAGCCCATCAGCGGCCACATCTTCGAGATGGCATTCTGTCGGGCAATTTTGCGGCCTAATTCAGCGTCGAAGTTCTCCGGACTCGCACAAGCGGACTCACCCGTGACGGTGAAGCCGTTGCGCAGGACGAGCACGCAGAATGTCAAAAGCGATTCCGGACTCTCAGGCCTGAAACTCGTCACATCATTGCTTGATGCTCCGTACACGCCATGAGCCGCAGTGAAGTAATGCTCTCTGGTTATGTTTGCCTCGATGTCGGCCGGCGTAATGCGTGGGGCAGTGAGCCCTTTATCCTGGATTTCTTGCTCGAGGTTCATGGCTTATCTCCTACAATTGCCCAGTCCTCGGCCAGCATGTCGGTTTGACTTGCGAGCCACCCCATGAGGATTTCGCCGGTAGCGGTCTTCATGGTGATTGAGGGGAGCACTTTGGCTGTTCCGCCATTGGCGTTGGCGTAGGCCTGGTTGTGTGGAGACCAAAATCCGGCAGCGGGCACTTCGCGTACCTCACCGCATGATAAAGAAAGCCACATGCCTTTGCCGTTCCAGCCGGCACGAGCAACGCGCATTCCCATTTTCAAGGCATCAAGAGCCAATCCAAAGGTCATGCCGTCCACGGGCCAGTACGATTTGTGGAACACCTCGAAGGGAGACCACGAAATGTAGCCGGTGTGGCGTGAATCATTGGCCAGTCCACCGTCCATGTACTCTACGAGGAAGCCGGCATCAGTGCCGACTTCATTTGCTGGTAAATCCCAGCCTCGGTACTTGTTGTACTGAAGCCGGGTCATAGGCTGCGCCTTAATTAGTTTTGTCCCGATGTATGTCTCCATGATTAGGACGCCAGATACGCGTTACGCTCGGTGTCCGGCAATCTCATGAGCGCTTCCTCGTAGGCAAGCGGATCATTGGAAGCCAAACGGTCAAGCACGGCATACTTTCCACCAGAAACGTCGCTCTGATCCGCAGCCGGCGTACCGTGCAGGCTTGGGATTGCGTCAGGCTTTTTGGCTGGTGGAGCCTTGGGCGCGGCAGGCTTGGCATCAAAGCCCAAGTCTTTAGCGATATTCTCATGAGCCTTAGCGAGGATTTCGCGTCCAGCGGCCGCATCAGATCGGTTCTTGAATTCATCCATGCCAGCAACGCGGCGCACTTCGAGGTCAAGGAGCTGATACATGCTCTGGCTTTTCTCGGGAGAGTAGCGTGGGTTCTTGGCGATAAAGCCATCCACGGTCGCCTTCCAATCATTTGCCTGGCGCTGAGCTTCCATCTTCTCAGCCAACTTGGCTTCGCGGATGTCGAGCTCAATGTCGCGCTCCTGCTTGTTCAACGTATCGAGTCCGGCCTGATACTCCTTGGCCGTGATGTCGCCATCATCGAATTTAGTGAACAGTTCGTCCTTCTTGGTGCTGATCTCTGTTAGCTTTGCTGCTGCGTCCGCTGGTGCATCGACAACAAGGATTGGCGCACTTTGCGCCGTCTCGATTGTCGGTTCGTCGGCTGCTCCATCGGTGTCTTCGGGCGGTGTATCAGTGCCGGCAGCATCGCCAGTCCCAGTGTCATCCCCGTCAGCATTACTGCCATCGCCGTCTTCGGCGCCTTCATTATCTCCAGCACCTTCATCGCCTTCTCCTTCGTCGCCTGCGCCTTCAACACCTGCACCCTCAGTATTGGTGCCTTCACCCTCTTCTTCTGCCAGGGCAGCGCGTTCTTCGTCGGTCAAGCCGTCATCAAGTTCTTTGTCGCTCATGTGTGATTCTCCTTAGTGGTTAGGCGGGCATGGAAGGATCGGCCCCGCCTTCGGCCGGTTGTGCCATCTCTGGCGGTAATTGGTTTGGTGCGGTTTGCTGCGATTGGTCAAGCATAGCCTGCTCGGCCATCTGTTGCTCCTGCATCTGTTGCTCAGGAGGCATCATTGGCTGCTGCGGTGGGAGCCCCTGCATAGCCGGTTGCTGGAAACCCTGCCATCCGGCCTCTCCTAAGAGATTATCGGCAATCTTGGCAATCGTCGGCATCTGAACCACGGACGTTGCCGCGGTCATGGCCGTATTGGTCGCATTCATCTTCTCATTGATGGTCTGCGCCTTGATCTTCTCAGCTTCTGCCTCTGCCTTGGCGGCTTTGGCTGCCTCAACGCGAATTGCTGTCTCGGCTGCGGCCTTCTGCATCGCCTGGCCTTCGGCGGCTGCCTGTTGCTGGGCCTGCTCTTCGGGTGTTGGCTCGCTCGCATCCGGATCGCGCTGGCCGGTAATGGCACGAATGCGCTTGACGATCTCTTCCCGGTTCGGGATGTCCATCGACTCCACCACCAGGTCAAGAATGACCATGCCGACTTGCGGAGGCATCTTGGCCACAAGTTCAGTGAGTTCAGAGACGGCTGCTTCACGCATGGTGGCACGCCAATCGGCTTCAGAGATTACAAAGTCCGCTTTGGTGCGGGTGATGTCGTTTTCTGGCAAGCCATCGTTGATCGTCACAAACTCAGGTGTGCCGCGCTGATTGGTAATTCGGAATTGCTTTTCCTCGGTAGCAAACTGCTCGACCAGGGAGAGCTCAAGTTCTCCGCGCATCTGCTCAGCCAGTCGGAGGTTATCAAAGAACCGGCTTGTCGCGAGACTGCCCTGTTCCTGGCGCCGCTGAACGGCAATACCGGAGGTGGCATTGGTCGCACGGCCTAAGAGTTCATCCGTCACGCCGCCGACCTGCTGGATCATGGCGATGTTACGGGACGCGAATTCTAGGTGAGCTGGTTCGAGTTCACGGTCGGCATTGAGCGTAAGCTCTTTGCCTGGACGCTTGACGATGATGGCATCAGGGCGCGAAACCTCGGCTGCAAAGTCCTCAATCGAGGTGCCGTCGGGCAATGCGCCCTCGTCCATCACGACTTTGTTGGTCGAGATGATGTGCAAGGCCTTGGCCATGCGCTTGTTTACGTCGTCCTGGATGTCTCGGAGCGACCGTATGATGCCGTATGGTAGGCCATCACGCCCACGCTTGTAGCCCCAGATCGGGACAAACTTGAATTTGTTATGACGGTACGGGCTTGCGCCATCCCATAGGAGGTCACTCGTTGTCATGATGCAAACGCGGGTGCGCATCATGACCTTCTCAACGAGGATTGCTTTACCGGCGTTGACCATCTCAGCATGGTTTTGGTCGTTCTCATCGAAGACCTGGCCAGAGAATGCTCCGCCTCTGATCTTCTTGACCTTCTCAGGCATCCGATACCAGGCTTCAATCAATCGCACACGGCGACGGCTACGGGTAATGACAGTGCCCAATGCGCCGGACTCGCCACGATCCCATTCGCCCTGGTCCATGGCTAAGTCGCCATCATCAGTTTCAAATGAGCTGTAGAGGGAGGAATCGACTACGGCTGATTCAATCTGTGCGGCTCTGGTTGGGAAGAGCGCCTTAGCAATATCCTCATCCACCCACTTGGAGCGGAAGATATAGCGCATGTCGGAGCCATCGAGCTCAGTCGAAGCGCTGTCAAACAGGATGTTGCGCCAGCATTCATAGCGGTCATAGATCGGTTCGCCGTCGTCTTCGTCCTGGACGCCAACTTCCATCCAGCCAATGCCGACCTTTACGGAGTCTTCAAAGGCACGGGAGCGGTGAAACTGCGTGCGGTTCACGTCAGAAAGGTATTTGAGGTACTTGGTCTTGCCTTCAGCTTGCTTGGAGTCTTCCTTGCCGCGGGGCAGTACCTTAAAGTCGGTGCGGCCGCGCTTCTCGGCGCCTGTGACCCAGTTTACGGTTTGCTGAATGACGTTATAGACCGTGGCCGGCTGCCCGCGGTCTTTCAATTCCTGGATTTCGTTCTCGGTGTACTGGATGCTATCGAAATAGTCCTCATCGAGCGCCTGTTGGTATCGGTTCTCAGACTGACGATCCAATTCCATGCGGTAGTAGTTCACGAGCTTGTCGTGGAGTTCCTGATTATCTTCGCTATCGAGTGGGTTATCCGGCGTTTCCGCCTCTTTGCCCATGTCGGTCTCGAGACGGTCTTCGGGAGAACCCTTTTTGACCCTGGTTAGGCTGTCATCTGATAAATCAAACATTGTCCACGCCCTTATCCACGTTCTCGCTCATAGTCCACAACCTCGATATTCCGCTTACGCCCTTCGATGTTGACCGATGCTTCGCCAACAACGACGCCGACACTATGATCAAGCGGCATGTTCAGGAGATCAAGGAGATTGTCATGAATCAGCGTCGCTACTTTGCGTGCTGTCGTGAGGTCTCTCTCAAAGCCTAAACCTTCGGCAAATAAGCCTGCCACTTGTGCCAAGTATTGCGGGCTATTGTACTTGTAAGCTGCAGATAACGCTACAACTATCGGCCTGAAGCCTGTGGTTCTGTAGCGTGGAATGACAACAAGGCAGGGCTCGGAATCCTCCTGATCGTCGTTGAAAAGCCATGTGCCGTAAATCGTCATGTCGCCGAGATGGCGCACGAAATGATAGCGGGTGAGGTCAATGGCCGGCTGGGCGCGTTCTAGTTCCATGGTTATTCCTCCACAGCTTCATAGGTTGCGGCGAATATCTCAGGCTTGCAGGGGTAGAACTCGCCTTTGATGCCTTTGATGATCCAGTCTCCTGGTATGGCAATCATCTCACCTTCCAGCGTATCGATGAGGATCGCATCATCGCTCACCGCAATGTCGGCATCCATAAAGTCGGCTACGTTGTCTTGGGACTCATCGCCGCCGAGATATTGGACGGCCTCAATCACAACGGGTTTCTTTCTGAATTTCATGTGTTCTCCTTCTGGGTCAGTCGTTGGTAGGTGCTCATCAGCGAGTAGCTAATATTCTGAATGGCGTAGGCCTCGAACTCCTTGGATGGTTCGCTCTCACGGATGCACTCGCGAATACTCTGCCAAATGTGCACGGCCTCATGCACCAGAATACCTGCCACCTCGATAAAGGGGCGGTCTTCGTGCTTGAGGCAGATGATGGCAATCTCTTGGGCTTCATCCTGGATAAAGAAGTGAGCGGTTGCATTCGCTCCTTCGATGACAAACTCAGGCCAGAGCGCACGCGCTACTTTCAAGCGGCGCATCTCCTTGTGAAAGGCGTCTTCAGATAAGCAAAGCGCCATGTTCATAGGCGAGGTCATGAGGGCGCGGTTGATGTATCGGATCACATCACCCTCACGGATGTTCCGGCCACCTTGCGGCGCCAGTTGCCTGGAGATGATGCCCCGACGATCTGACCATTGGTCAAAGCCTGGCCAAACTGGCGTAAGCTATCTGCACCCTCAGAATGGACATCGTGGCGTGGTGTATCGCGCCAGGTGCCTAGTCTCTCATTCCACTCCTTGCGGTACATCTCGACGTGCACGAGCCCTTCCTTGCAGTTGGTCTCATCAAACCAGCACTGAGAGAAGGCATCTCGCATCTGTTGAATGCCGACGTTGACATCATCGATCCTGGGCACGATCTCGACGTTGCGCAGGCCCAAATCCTCAAGCATCTGCTTGGGTGACTTATTGGCATGGCTGCCTTGGCGGGCGTGATCGGCATCATGGGGCAGGAAATGGCGTCCCCAGACATAGCCAAACTCCTGCATCTTATTGACAAAGTGAGAGTATGGCTCGCCCCACGCCTCATAGAACCGAATGAAGCGGTGCTCGACGCCAACCTTCTGGTGAAACCAGATAGCCGTACCGTCGGAGTTGCCGATGTCCCAGAACGTGTTGACCGGTACTCCCGTAGCAAACGGCACCATACAAAAGCGCCCCTGTTTGCGGGCGAGCATGATCTGTTGGGTGTAGTAGCAACCCTCGGTGCTCTGCTCGAATGCCTCATCTGGTGTGGATGGGTATTCCTGCTTCATCATCTGATCGTCGCCGGAGAAGTCCGTCCGGCGCTTGGCCACGTACCAGGCACGCTTGCGCAAGGGGATGGCGCGGCCAATCTTCTGCTCGAGGGCGTCGAAATACTCCATATCCTTGTCGGTGATAAGTACGCCGTCCGGATCGAGCTCGTACTCGTCGGCATCCCACCAGGAGAAGAAATGGAAACGCATGTCGATAGGGGAGAGGCGCTTGCCCTGCTCCTTGTCGCCGCGGGAGAGTTGGCACATGTTGTAAAAGGCGCCATCGCGCCCTTCGGCCGTGCTCTCAACGAACACAAAGCCGTCTTGGTCCACGGTCGGGAGTGATCCAGTTAGAACCTCGCGGGCTTTATCGGGGTATTTGGCGCATATCTTCCCAAATTCAGAGACGTGCAGGAATTGCAAGGTCCCTGAGCGCATAGATGTACCCACGCGCAAGGATGAGTTGTTGGCCAGCATCAGCTCTGAGGCGCTATCACGGGTGAGTGGCACAGCCTGGCGCACCACGTCCGGCAGCCTGTCATAGGCAAACTTGATCTTGTCTCGGAAGATGACGGTGGCCGCGTCCTTGTCCTGGGCGATAACACCCGCTCTCACGTTGGGATTGAACAGGCACATATCCAGCATCATGAGCTGAATCAGGGTCGAGAAGCCGCGCTGACGGGCTTTGAGAATGATGTTACGCGTCCATAGGCTGCTAATCAGCGCTTGTTGGGCTTCATTTGGCTTGAACGTGATGACGTTGCCGGCCTTATCCATAATTTTGTAGAGATGATTTAATCTCCATTCTGGATCTGCCAGGCACTTGATGAACTCGGCCTCAGTCATGGCAGAACCGAGACCTCGGTGCAGGTCATCGTTTCGATCTCGAGAAGTGAGAGTTTGCGGCCAAACACTGCGCCTGTATCGAGATAGACGACGTTCCCAAAGGCTAGACATTGGCGCACAGGCGTGTGGCCGACAATCACGGCGCTCACATTCTCAACTTCCGCTTCATTCTTGCTAGTGATCCGCTCACGGCTCCACATTAGAAGGTTCTCATACCCGTGGCGGTTATGGCCATTTAAGGCAATCCGTAGGTCATTCCAGTCTGCAAGCGGGCAATCGGCGTGCACAATGCCCACCAATCCATTCTTGGTTTGAATCTCGATGGCGAATGGGAGCACTTCAAAGGCGCGGGCAATGCGCTTCTGCTCCTCCGGCTCGAGCGCCATGAACCATTGGCCGCCATTGGCAGCGTAGTTTTTAGGGTCAAACAATCCTTCAGCGGCATCTATGGCCATCTGCTCATGATTGCCGCGCACGGCCATGAACCACGGCTTGTTGAGCCAGTCGAGCGCGAGGTGTGATTGTGCGCCACGATCCACCAGGTCGCCGACGCTAAAAAGCCGGTCTGTCTCGGGATCAAATTGAATGCGCTTCAGGCCTGTCTCGAGAAGATCAAAGCAGCCGTGAATGTCGCCCACCACGAAGTCTCGCCCCTTGGCATTGGCTTCATAGCTCCAGATTGGCAGTCGTGCGCTCATTCGTCCTTGACCTGAAACTTGGTCCCAGTGACCTGCTCGAGGAGCTTGGCCAGAGGGTTATCGGGCTGGACGCCATGATTCATATCCAGCTTATCGCCGTACTTCTTGGGTTTGAGCTTCGAGGCAATCCACTTGCGCGTATCAAGACGCAGGCGTGAGCGCTGGACGTGCTCGCCATTGAGCTGCCAACTTTCTTCGCCGTCTTTGCCGTGCCGCACCATCCAATCGTTCTCGCCGTTATCAGCGATGTCCATCATCTCTTCGACCAGAGCATCGGCCGATTCCTGCTTGGCCTTCACGTATTGCTCCGAAAACTCAGGCTTTTCCCTTAGCCATCTAAACACAGTGTCCATTGCCGGCATGTCGTCTCTCTTGCATACCGTGCGCATGGATGTGCCATTGGCTAACTCAGCACAAATGCTATCTGCGAGATCTTGTGTGTAAATGGAAGGTCGCCCCGTTTTTCGTGGGGTTTTGGCTTTCTTGCTTTCGGGTAACTTTAGCTTTGCAGCGTTGCGGGTCTTCCCTGCGTTTTTTGCGCTGGCTTTTCCCTTGGACGCGGGAGTCTCTTTCGGTGCGGATTCGGCTCGTGGAGATTCCACAAGTTTCTTCTGTACCTTAACCTCTGCCGTATGTTCCTCGGCAATTTTTGGCTGTCGTTTGTTAGTCGTTCCCACTCAGATGACCCCTGTTGTCGTCATATTTCCGCAACTTCACGCCCCTAAGTCCCACTTGACGTTTGTAATACAAAAGCGAATCCTATAGCGGTTTGGTTAGGTTCTCGAGCCAATGGTAACACAATCTAATCACGTAAAACAGGTTGGAATTAAGGGGCAAAGATGCTGATGGGAGTCGGTAAATGCGTTGGGGTGTGCACTTGCTCACAACTAGCCCGGCGTTTTGTTCTGCGTGACATGGGGAATGGTGTTGACCGGATTGAAATGCCGGAGCTCATCCCCTTAGAGGATGCCAAAGAAGAGGCTGGCCTTCACGGGCCGCACCGCACTGCCAATGCAAACCTGTATGCGCATTGTCGATGCTTGCGCTATGGCGCTTCCTACGGAGTGTGATTGCTCTGACTGCATCCAGGCCGGCTTTGTCCGCGCCATTGATGAATATGCAATCGAGCTCATCCTTTGGCGCCGCGGCTAATTGGCGGAGGCGGTGGGATTTGAACCCACGGATCGGCAGAGATACCGACCTCTCGCTTTCAACACGAGTGCATTAAACCACTCTGCCACGCCCCCACTGTCATTTTATGCCTTATGCCGCTTCCTGGTTATCGTTTCCCCCGGCCAATGGCTCGAGAGCGTCGATCTCCTTGACTAATCTATCCATGCGGTCCCGCACGCCTTTGAGGCCGGCATAGTCTTTCGTGATGTCGTGCGCTGCCATCGCATACCGAATAGCCGCGGCGATTCCGTCGGCATCGTAGCCCCACGACAAGAGATCAATCCCTGTTGCTGCTTTGATCTCATCCAGTGGTCCTGAGACTTCCGTGTATTTCTTTGACCGTTTCTCTATCTCTGCCTGAAGGCGGGTTTCGTTGCGCGTCAAGTCCTCTTTGATTGCACGAGGTTGTAGATGATCCGATTGTCGAGTTCTCCGACCCGTCGCATCATCGCAGCCATGAAGGTGCGTGTGATGGGCTTTACGTTCTCCCGTGCCGGCGCCCTTTTGACCTCTTTGAGGCTGCCGTTGGCCTGTAGCTCCATGAGCCCCCAGCCGGCCGGAAGCTCCTCGATCTTCACCAGATCTTTCAAGGCGACGATCCACCAGCGATCACAGTAGGCGGCAATGGCTTCCGCTTTGGCGGGGTTCTTGAGCTCTCTCAGCCAATCCGAACGACTAGCTTTGATCTCAAAGCCGTTGATCTCGAGCCCGCGGCTTGGCCACATCGACATGGCGATACCATCCTGCGGCGTCCCTAACTTCTTCCATTAACACCCATTCCGGCATGGAGTAGCGTTTGCGTAGTGCATCGCGAAGGCTTGGCGTGCTCATGCAGCCTCCAATCGCCTGAACTCGACTACCCATACCCATGGGTTTTCATTCCATGATCCTTGGCCGTTAATCTGCTCCCATAGCTGTCCAAACCACGAGCGTGGGAAATCTGCATAGCCGAATTTGCGGGAAACGATGTCAATCGATGGGTGGCTTGGTGGCGCTCCTTCCGCACGGGCATCCGACTGGCTAATGTCCTGTAGGCGCTCTGCTCGCACTCCGGTTACTTCGAGCGTGATACGGCTCGCCCAGCGGGGCATGTGGATGCTTGGCTTCCACGGGACGTTGGCTTCCCATCCGTCGTCATCGCTCCAGTGAATATGACTGTCGGTGGCGCGATACCAAGTTTTTTTAGGAAGCTCATTACCCTCATCATCAAATTGCATGAGGCAGTCGGTAACGGGTTCAATGTCCCATCCTTGAACGAACGTCTCACGCACCCAAAGGCGGTCGCCAACAGAGCCGTAAGGGCAAACATTTGCCACTTCGCCATTCACGAAACACGGAGGCTGCTTCATCACCCTTCGCGTCTGGGTCTTGCTCCCGTCGAGCACGGCTCGCACCATTGCGCCGTTGAATAGGATTGGGCGCTCTTTCATAACGCCACGCCACCACTGGCCGCTTCCTCATATTCCCGCGCCTCTTCCATCAGGGAGACATCCACCATGCGGGTGTTGTCCTTGGGGCAAATCGGGGCGCCGTAGCTCACCCACTTCTTGAGCAGCGTCACCTCAAAGCCGCACTCGCTGCACTTGGCCTTGTTGCGTCCGGCTACGCCCTTATTGGGTGCCGGCAGCACTATGGCCTTATGAGGGTACGCGCCCAGACTGGAGGCTATTGTCATCAGATGGACAATGAGTTGTTCCGAGGCATGGGCAGTTCGTGCCGGTCCTTCGAGTCCGACGCAGGTCGCGATTTCCTTGAAGTCGGCGCCATGACCACTGAAGCAATCATCGACCGCATGGCAGAGCTCGTGCACAAGAGTATCGAGCACCTCAACGGGGTCTTCGAGTTTGGGCGAGATGAATATCTGGTTCACGCCCTCGCCGGAGCGCTCGCGTGGCCAGCACTGGCCGGTTGTCTTGCGTGGATTGCTCGATGCCGGCCAGCCGCAAGAGACTTTGACCGGTGGCATGGCAAAGCCAGCTTTTGAAAAATGTGGTGTGAGTGAATCAACTGCGGCTTGAAGCCAGCTTTCACGGGATATTTGGTTGTTCATACATTCCTTCTGGTTTGGGTGGGGCTACTAACAGTCTTTTTAGTCTTTCGTCTGCGAGTACTCGAGCTGAATAGTGTCAGTGTTCGCCCCGTTGTTACTTATTGTTGATATTCGCCGTCGTCTGCTTCTGGGAAAAACATGTCTATCCTTTTCCCTTGGTATGTGGCCTTATGAACCCAGCCAAATCCTCTCTGCCAATCGACACCAATCTCTGAGAGCGCAGCGAATAGGCCGTCCTGGTCGATGTCTTTCACCTGCCTGATCCGATAGAACAGGATGTCGCAATCCTTCCGCTCGCCAGGCTTGTAGAGTGAACCACCGGTTAGGGCGACGTGGCATCCAAACTGAGGGCAAACCGCCTCGATGAGGATGCAAAGTTCAACAGCTTCATTGTGTGTCCAGTGCGTGCTAGAGATCATGCAGTTGTGAACCACATCACTCGGGATCACTTCGCTGCACCGAGGGCATGTCCAGGTGATCTCATCGCGAGCCAATTCGTCTAAAGATTTGACTTTTGGGAGAGGTTTTAGTGATACCATTCCAGCAAAGGGAATAGGCACCAGTTCGTCCTCTTCGACCGCAAGGCGGTCTTCAGTCGTAAAGGTCGTCATGGCTGCTGCTCCCCTGGTAGCTGAACCTCTGGGCACTTCGAGTGCAGGGAATCGAAGGCACGCAGCTCATTGACGACATCCATCATTGGGGCAGGCATTTTGAGGAGCTTGCGCTCCCCGCAGCTCTTGCAGCACATTTGCTGTGTATTGGCATCGAGAAACACTTTTGGCGTCCTCATGCCTCGCCCCGTGCTTTGGCAATGGCGGCTTGAGCTTGCTTCTCGGGGTCTGAGACTAGAGACTTGAGCGGCTTAAGCCTATCATAAGCCCATAGTAATCGCTCTAGCGCCACCAACAACTCAGGAGCGGCGGAACGTGCCTCAGCAAGAGTCCTTGCCTCTACCAACTCGGCAAACTCTTTTAATCTTGGCCAACTCACGAGTCCCATTTCAGGGGTGTAGTCAGGGCCGACTAGATCGGACTTCTTCAAAAACTCGAGGATAGTCCCGTTGTTCATAAAGTGCCTTGTGCGAGGCCGCGGATCATCTGAATTGCAAAGAACACGGCCGCGGCAATCATAAAGATTTTGAAATGGCGGTCAGACTTGGCTACATGGTCGCGTGTAAATAAAAGGCGCTCTTTTGGAGTAATGATGTCGTTTTTCATGTGTACTTTCCTATATTCGTTATTCATTCTTGTGATGATGTAATGATTATTTCATACAATTTACTTCTTGGGTGAAATATTTTTACTATCGTTTACCCCTATGAGATTCCCAAGAGAAGCGTAGCCAAATTCCACCTTCTTTGAGCCGGTCGAATGCTCGCGCCCCGATATATTCCTCGAACTCGGCCGCCTTCAGGTTGGTGAGCATGATGGTCGGCATACAGTCGCGATAGCGTCGGTTCAGAACGTCAAAGAGCACAACCTGCTCGCCTTCGGTCCCGTACTGCACTCCCACCTCATCGATCACCAAGAGGTCGAGTTTTCCCAGGGCATCGAGAACTTGGATCTCCGAGCGCGTACTGTCACGGCGCCAGGTGTCGCGCACCATGCGCACCAGGTCGAGCGCGTTGAGATACATCCCTGTCCCGTTCTTCATGACCTCGGTCAGCATCGCAATGGCTAGGTGGCTCTTGCCGGTGCCAGGATTGCCGGAGAAGACGACGGGCGTCCCGCGCTTACGGTGCTCCTGGAAATTGGCGGTGAACTCAAGCGCAATCTCCTTGGCCTTCACCTGGTCGGAAGTTTCAGCAACGAAGCTCTCAATCGTGCGATCCCTAAACCGCGTAGGAACTCCAGCATTGAGCAATCTGGACTCGGCTAATGCCTGTGCCTTGGCAACGTCGTCAAATCGCTTCTTGGCATCATCCTGTTCGTTTTTGATGGCAATGCAGACCGGGCACTTGCTCCAAATCGTTTTGTCAAAGACTGGAATGCCGCGTTGCGTGAATTCGCCATGAGTCTCGCAATGCGCTGCTCGCATCAGCAAACCATCAGCGGAATCCATCTTGGAAGCCCTCCGGTGTTTCGGCATCTACGCCGATGACGTTCATCCGTGGCTTGCGTGGCGCCGAGTGTCCGTACTTCGGTTCAAAGAGCCCTTGCCATCCATTCGCTATGCTCGCGTCGATGATCTCGGCAGGGTCGCATTGGTGCTTCGATGACCACTCAACGAGGTTCGCAATCTGCGCGCGCATAGTGGGCTCTGCCGTCGTGAGCTTGCGTTTGCGTCGGTAGGCAATCCACCTCTCCCAGACTTCCAGGGGGAGCGAGGATGGCAACTCCATCGCCAAAGGATTGAACCGAGCCGGCTTGTCCGGCGTATCTCCCTTTTGTTTTTCTATTGGTTCTTGGTTAGTGGTTCTTGGTTCTTGGTTAGGTGACGCTTCGTCACCATCAGAGCACGTATCGTGCACGTTTCGTGCTCTAACCTTACGTTTATGCTCACGGTCTCTGGCTATTTCAGAGTTTTTAGCGGCCTTTGCGTGATAAGCATCGATCTCTTCCCTCACCCTGTTTTGAATGTACAAATCGTCCTCGAGAGTGAAGAATTTAGTCAAAACAAACTTTACCGCGGCAATTTCGGCCTCGGTTCGTGCCCAACACCAGTCTATTGCGTCCTGTTCGGTAGGGAATTGTTCACGGTCATAGCACGCATCGAGCAAGAGCGTGTACGCTCCGTGCTCCATCATCGATAGACGTCCAGCTTTCTTGGCGTAATCGCCAATATTTCGCTTAAAGTAGTGCATTTTCTTTATCTTCAGTGAGGTTCATAGGGATACCTTAGATGCTTTGATAAGGCGGTAGCGTGCAACGCGGGCAGGCTTGCCACGTACGGTCTTTATCTCGATCATTTCAGTTTTGATTTCGTTGCCGCCCTCGCGCAATTCAAGAATGCGAGCGCTCAATCGATAAGAGCCGAACAGCGTAAGCGACTCCATAGCGTCAATAGTCTTGTGCTTTTTTAGGTGATTCAAAATTACGGTTGCTTGGTTCATCGTATTTCCTTCAATAAAAAACCTATGGTCGATTCCCTCAAGCAAGTTGTTTACTTGCTCGTTGGCGGACACGCAGGTACGTGCAGGGAATCGGCCATAGGCCACCTGGTTAGCTCCCGCCAAGGAGTGCGACTCACGCCGCATGAATAAATCATACCACTGCTTAGAAAATCGTACCACTTTCCTCAAATTTTTTTAGCTGCTTCAGTTTCAGGCGGTATCGGTTACGGATTTCGATGAGCTCTTCGGATGTCCATTTGCGTATCTCCTGGTCTGACTCGACGGCTTCAACAGCCTCCAGCCCCAATCTCCGGATAAGGCCAAGGCGGTAATCAACAGCCCGCCCCGCGCCCCAGCGATTACACTGCTTGCGCTGCGCGTGAGCATTTCTTTCATCAAACCGCAGATGAGGAGCGGAGCCGACCGAGCGATAATGACCACAGTCGTATTGCCCGCCGACATCACCAGAACCCAACGGCCGGTCGCAACAGATGCACAAACAATTTTTATCTCTTTCTCGCACGTACGCGTTAAAAGCACTTTGTGCCTCCTTCATGTAGTCTCGTTTAGTTTTAAGCCGCTCTTTGACCTCACGCGTGGCCTTGCGGTCTTCCTTGGCCATAGCCTTCTCGACCTTGGCGCGTTTCTTCTGGGCAAGCAGGAGAGAGCACTCGAGCCCGTAGGCAATATGCATGGAGTTGCGCGGCAGGAATGATTGGCCGCAGCCACACCGGCATTTGCGCGGCTTTGGTTTGGTAATCACACCGTTTTGGCTTCAACACGCCGGCTGCTTTCAATGCTGCGCCAGGCTTCGATCTTGGCTTGGCAAGAGATGAGAAGCCACCGCAGCTTTTCCTCTTCCTCAACGGCCGCTTTGAGCCCGAGAAGCAACTCCTGATATTGCGGATCGGCGTAAGCCTCGCGCTCCTGGGCCGTGACAGCGGTAATCCCCCGCGTTTCCGCGGCTACCATGCAAAGCGCCTTCTTGGTCTTTCGGTATTCCTCGAGATAGATGCGCTCAGATTTAGCCTTAGCGTAGGCCGGAGCATTGTCTCTCAGGAAGTCGAGCGCCTTAAAGACGTTGATTTGGTAAGCATCTTCGCTCATGTGCGTCCTGCGATCCGCCTCATACGAAGGTGACGCTCGTACATGTCGCGGCATTCAGCGTTGCAGAACCGCCTAGCATTGGCAGGAAGGCCTTTGGTGGCCGCGGCTGCAAGCTCTGCATCGCTGGCCAACTGCTCGCCACAATCGGGATCAAGACAGTACCCGGTCGCTAGGATGGGCTTCACGCGTTTAGTCTCTTCTAGGGATGCCGCGAGAAGCTGCTCTTCGCGCCGAGTCGCCATGTCCGATTCATCGGGCAGGCGTTGATAGTCTGGATCGTTATCGATTTGGCTCATGGTCAGAAGGGAATATCGTCATCCATTGGGTTGCCGCTTGCTGGAGTCGGTGTTCCCGTGCCCTCCCGCGCCTTGCGGTAATCCTCTTGGCTAACCTGGCCGCCCTGGCTCTGTCCGCCCTCTGGTCGTCCGCCTAGCATCTGCATAGTCTCTGCTTTGATCTCGGTTGAGTATTTCTCGACGCCGGCCGCATCCGTCCACTTGCGCGTGCGCAGTGAGCCCTCGATGTAAATCTGGCTTCCCTTCTTGACGTACTGGCCGGTAATCTCAGCCAGCTTGCCGAACATGGAAACACGGTGCCATTCCGTAATTTCCTTCATGTCGCCAGTTTGCTTGTCTTTATATCGGTCAGTGGTGGCCACTGAAATATTGGTAACAGCATCACCGCTTGGCATGTAGCGCGTTTCTGGGTCGCGCCCGACGTTGCCTACGATGATGACCTTGTTGATTGACGCCATTGCTTCTCCTTTGTTTGTATTAGACGCTATGGAGCACGTCGGTTGCGTACTTGACGTGGCTCATAACGGTTTGCAGCTTTGCGCCGATCTCGACCTTCTCTTCTGATCTCTCGCTAGCCTGTAGTTTAGCCAGGCGCACCAGTGAGGCGGCGCCTTCTTCGCTCGAAGCGTCGATGGTCAGGCCGGCTACATGCGTGAGAAAGATTAGAGTGCGAATGGGTTTGGGGATGGTTGCGCCACCTTCGTACCGGCATCCGCCTGATTGGGTGAGACCGAAGACGCTCCAAAAGGCCTTTTGGCTCTGGCCTGCCTGCTCGCGCAGGAGTTTTGATACTGAGCCGTCAATCTCCTGCTCTGTTTTAATGTTCATATTCCCTCGTTGGTCATGTTAGAGCACCAATGGTACAGCAATCTAAACGGCATAACAAGGTTGACGTTTGCATTTTTTGGGGCATGGTGCGAATATGACACCGCTGGCACTGGGGTGGAGTAATGCCCGAACTGAATCGACGATATTTTGACGCGCTGCTGGCAGAAAAGAAGCTGTCGCTGCGTGCTCTTGCGACCCGCATGGGTATGAATCATTCTCAGCTAAGTTTAACGTTCAGCGGAGGGCGTCGCATGACGCTCGAGGAGGCGGCGCAGATCTCCAACATCTTCGGCGTGCCACTGCATAAGATCGTTGAGAATGCAGGCGTGACGGTCAAGCCGACCAATGGCCGGCGCGTGCCAGTCATCGGCGTTGTCCGCGGCGATGGCACCGTAGAACTCTATGATGGCAGCACCATTGAGCGCACCACAGTACCATTGCTTATACGCGTGAATACACCGCGATCCGGATGGTAGCTAACGTATTCCTTTAGCTGTTCTTGGGTATTTATTTCCATAGGACTAAAACTGTATCACATATACCAGAGTATATATTTTAAGATAATTGCGGAAAAACGGTTGCGTTTGCGGAAATTCGGTTATAGAATCTAACCATGCCTCATGAGGGGCATGATTAATTCAACTGGAGAAGCCCTATGCAACTAACTCGCGAAACTCTCGCATTCGACACCGAAGCCGCATGGCTCGAAGCCCGTAAGGGCGATGTCACATCTACCGAAGCAGCCGGATTGTTTGATGCGGGAGCATACGACAATTCCCGCACCTTCTATGAGCTCTACAACATCAAGTCTGGCTTGCTGACGCCGGCACCATTCAAGGCCAATGCTCGCACGATCTGGGGTACGCGCCTCGAGGCAGCTATTGCAGCAGGCATTGCCGAAGATCACGGCCTGATTGTTGAGCCGTTCAAGGTCTATGTCCGCATCAAGGAACTGCGCTTAGGCTCGTCCTTCGACTTCCGCATTGTCGGCCTGGCCGATGGCTATAGCGGTGATGAGACCGTGCGCAATATGTACCGCGAGCACGGCGACGGCATCATGGAAGTCAAGAACGTGGACTCCCTACAGTTTCGACGTAACTGGATCGATGATGGCGAGACTATCGAGGCTACACCTCAGATCGAAATGCAGGTTCAGCACCAACTCGAGGTTGCCGATCTTGGTTGGTCACTGATTACGCCGCTTGTGGGTGGCAATACCCCTAAGATCGTCATCCGCAATCGTGATTTAGAAGTCGGCGAGATGATCCGAGCCAAGGCCGCCGAACTCTGGGAGCGTATCGCTGCCGGAAATCCTCCGCCGCCCGACTTCGAGAAGGATGAGGAGGTTATCTCCAAGCTCTACGTGAACAACAATGGCCTGGAGATCGATCTATCCGAGAACAATCATCTGATTGAACTGTGTGCAGAGCATGAGGCAGCCAAGACCGCCAAACTCGAATCTGAGAAGCGCCAGAAGGCCGCTAAGGCAGAAATCCTCACCATCGTTCAGCACGCTAAGACCACCTATGCCGGCGCCTTCAAGATCGGTGCAGGCACCAACAAGGAAAGCTATCGCGCTTACCACCGGGAAGCCGGCGAGCGCTGGACTATATCGAAGAGCATGATCCCGGCCGCTGACATCGAGGCCACCGTTGCACCTTTCCGTAACGTCCGCATTGGAGCCGCTTAATCATGGAAACCTACGTACTCGTTGCAAAGTCCATTCGGAACGTCATCGATGGCAAAGAGAGGTACACCATCTCTAAAATCTTCCGCAGCTATGAAAGCAGGACGCGAGCCGAGGAAGATATGGAGCTCTTAGCGCAATCCAATATCGCGCCTGGAATTCTCGACATTATCTGCGTCCCGCACATTGATCGTTAATCGCACCAAACAACACCAAACAGGAAAAACACTATGAGTAATGAAACCCAGACCAAAGAAGCGCAGCACCCTCTAACGCAGCTTCGCAGCTACCTTGAAGGCACGATGAAGTCGGAGATCGCCAAGGCGCTGCCAAAAGACATTGATCCAGACCGCTTCATTCGTACCGTCATCACGGCGGTGCAGATGAACAATGAGCTCGCCTTTGCTGATCGTCGCAGCTTGCTGGCATCCTGCATGAAGGCCGCCCAGGACGGATTGATGCCCGACGGTCGCGAGGCCGTGTTGAACATCTACAGCACCAAGATCAAGACGCCGAACGGCGACCAGTGGGTGCCATCTGTTCAGTACCTCCCAATGGTGCGCGGCCTCCTAAAAGTCGCCCGCAACTCCGGCGAGATCGCGCATATCGATGCAGCCGCAGTATATGAGAAGGATGAGTTCATCTTCGAGCGCGGCGACGATAGCAAGCTCGTGCACCGCCCATATCTCGGCGCCGAAGACCCCGGCCCCGTGATTGCCTCTTACATGATCGCCAAACTCACCAATGGCGAAACCCATCGCGAGGTGATGAGCCGTCGCGACATCGAGAAGGTGCGCGAAGCCTCCAAAGCCTCGAATGGTCCCGGCTGGTCGAAGTGGTATGACCAATTTGCCATCAAGTCCGTCATCAAGCGCGGCACCAAACTCTTACCCCAAAGCTCCGACCGGCTGCTCCGTGTGATCGAGCACGACAACGACGCCATGGGCTTTGAATTCAATCAGCGTGGCACCGACACATCCGCTTTGATCGAGGGGCAAACCCAGACCGCACCGCCGGCAATCACCAATGGCCGTCCGTCGCGTGTAGCGGCCATCGTGGGAGCAGCCAAGCAGCAGGCGGCCGCACCTGTCCCCGTGGAGGTGGGGGAAACTCAAAGCCCTTTCGTCGATGCGGAAGAGGCCGGCCAACCCATGCAGGCGGCGGAGTAACCCATGCACCGCCCACTCACAGAGCTTGAATTGGCAAA